CACGAAGCGCCAGGTGTTCTTCGGATCGCTGAAGTCGTAGTTCTCTTTCGGCAATGGCTTGTCATCCTCGTATACGACAAGTGGGTCATCAGGATGTATCCACTGGCGCGATTCGGTGACGAAGACTTCGTGTGCTCCGAATTTGTAAGTGCGCGTTGTGTAGCGGCCGTCCGCGGCTTTTACAAACCCCATGACTTGCTCAACCTTGGCGCCTGGTGGGCGAGGAGCGGGCTCGTAAGCAGGCCAGAGGAAGTAGAGCGGCGTCCAAATCGCGTAAATGACTGCAGCGATCAGCAGGATAGGTCGGGTGACAGACTTACACGGCGTCTCAGTTGCGGCAGCGTCCGCATAGTTCTTCGCGATCTCGCGGAGCGCACCAGCTTCAAGCGGCTCGGCGTCCTTAGCCAAGTCGAGGCAGAGCGCTTCCATCTCTTTAAATGAATAGGACATTCTTCCCAACCGGGAAGATTCTAGCGGACAACCCACAATAGAGCAATAGCTGGCTGCTACTGAATTCGAACAGCGGTCAGCGTGCTGTCTTTCGAGTTGCCTGTCGTGTTGAAATTGATTGAGCCGTTTGTGGTCGTGACGTCGCGACAACTAATCTTGATATTCGCGGCGGGGCTGGCGATGACGCCCGACAGAGCAATGGCCATGCGCTGCGTGCCCGACCCACTATAAGCCGATGCGCTTGAGATGACGGTCGTTCCATCCCAGAGCTTGCAATAGAACGCTGCCGACGCGCCGGAGTCGCTGACGGTCACGGTCCCCGATGCCAACCACGTCCCGCTCGTGCCTTGCGCAACGGATGGGCCGTCGAAATAATTGGCCGTATTGTTCATGGCGACGTCAGCACCGAGCGAGTTAGTGATGCTCGTCAGCGCCGTGGCGCAAGTTCCCGTGGTCGTGAACGTGCCGCCCGATAGGCCGGTGCCGCACGTCACCGACGTCACCGTGCCGGTACCGGCCGTCGCATTGCAGCCGAACGTGTGCGTCGAGGTCGAATAGGTGAGCGCGCCCGAGCAGTTGTTGATCGCTATTGCGGTTGCGGTCGTCGAGCCCCAATAGCCGATAACCGTGTCCTGCGTCCCGGTCGCAAGGCCGCTCAGCGCCAACGCGCCCGCCGAGCACGTTCCGGCGCCCGTTCGCGATATGACGCCCGTGGAGGACAACGCTGCGATGCAGTCCAGATCGGTATCCCACGCCTGCACGTTCGTCCCGATGACAACGCCCATGTTGGTCCGCATCGTGGACGCCGTGCAATCCGTCGGCACAGCCGACCCGGCTGTGGCATTGCACTTCGTCGTGTTCGCCGCCATTGCAGCCATCTGAGAATTCGGCAGCGATCCGCTCAGGTTTGAGAATGCAGGCTGCGCGCACCCCAGCACGCCGGCGGAACTCAGCGTCCGGAACCAATTGTTGGTCGAGCACGATTGTGGGCCAAATGGCACTCCCATCAGCGCCGGCAGAGCCGTCCATGGCACGGCCTGAGACGGCCCTGATCCGCTGCCGGTGCCTATCCGTCCGATAAACGAATGATCGGGGATGGTGTTGAACTGCTGGGCGACGGCAGGGAAAATCCCGACCATCAGCATGAGCGTGACGAGGAGGTTTCTGATCTGTGCCATGCCGGGAAGATGGCGGAACCATCCCCGGCAACAACGCACGACGCCTACTGCGGCATCGCACCACGAGCGCGGTCGAAGCGCTGCCGCTGCTCCGGCGTGGCGTGCAGGTAAAAGTCTCGCACCGCGCGCGGGCTCATCCGGAGGGCGGGGTTCAGGGTCGTCTTGATGTAGTAGCGCTGCAGCCCCTGCGGGACGTCGAGCTCGGTCATGCGTCCGATTGCGCCGTCGATATCGCCGCGCCTGATCTGCTTGCGAATGTCCGGCAATGCCTGGTCGACGGCGAACTGATGCTGCGTCTTGGCATAATACATCTCGCCCACTGCGGGCCCACCCGGCGCACCCTTCGAGAATGTGGTGCCGACGATCGGGCCGAATGCTTGCAATGCATTCACAGTGCTGTCGCCCTCGCCCTTCACAAGATCGGAGAACGCGGTGATCTGCCCTTCCGGCAGTTGCGAGCCGACCAGATGCTTCACGATCGCCCAGACGTTACCGGCATATTTTGCCGGCGCGTCCGCGGTGGGATCGTAGACCTTGCGGCCGAAACCGGCATCATTCGACAGGATCTGCATTAGCGGCCGCGCAATGGTGCCCTGCTTCTTGCGCAGCATGTCGATCGGGCTGCCGAAATAGCCGGAGAATTCCTCGCCGATCTTGCCGACGGGGTTGCGGGCGTAGATAGCTGTGCCGTCCTTGGCGTAGCCGACCAGGATGCGATCCTTGCGGCCGGGCTCGTTCTCGTGGGTTGCGCTCATCCGCTCGGCGACACCAAACGGGTTGAGCAGCGAAAGCGGGTGCACCGAGGCCTCGTTCAGCACGTCGCGGAACCGGCGAAGGTACTCGTGTCCCTCCTCGCCGAGGTCGCTCTGGCCAAGCATCACATTGAAGGCACTCTGCAAAACCGAATTTCCGACGACCATCAGCGCGACGTCGAGGCCGACGACCATCATGGCCTTGCGGCGCGCGATGGCTTTTGCCGACTGCGCCGCCTCCTGCGCGACGACCTCGGCGCCCTCGATCGCGCCGGCGCGGAAACCCGCATCGCGCTCGATCTGCGCCAACACGTCTTTCGGCAGGCCGGTCAGCATGTCCTTCATCACGCCCAGGTTGCCAAGGGTGAAGGACCGCGAGAACAGCATGAAGTTCGCAACCTTGGTGGCGGCCTCGCTCATCGCTTCTTTCGGCAGCGCGCCGGCGTACCGGTTGGCGTAGTGGGCGGCGATACGGGAAGCGGTGGTCTGGTCCATTCCCTTCGCGATCATGTCCGAGCGGAAGTTCACATAGAGGCCGGCCTGAAGGTCAGCGATCCGGTCCCACAGCAGGGTGTTGTGCCAAAAATCACCCGCCTTATCGATCGCGCGCTTCACAGCCACGCCTGCGGCCTCATCGAACAGGCCCGGCACCGCGGCCAGCACCTTCGAGGTCCAGGAACGGCCCGGCGTCAGGTCCGGCGTCTCCATGACGGCGTTGATGTCCTGGTTGAAGAAGCGCTTTCCGATCGGAACGAGGCCAGCATTGATCGCCTCATGCATGACGGCGGGATCGCCCTTCGCACGGAAACCGTCGAAATAGGTCTTCAGGGTCAGCATCCGGACCGGCATCGCCGGCATGGCGCGGCCGTATTCCACCAGGTTGTGGATCATGGGCGAGTTCATGATCAGGCTCATGGTCTTGCCCTTGAGCGACATCATCGCGCTGTAGGCATCGCCAGACTTTCCCCACATCGCCGAGCGCAGCGGCCCCTCGAAGTCGCCGCGGACGTAGATCGGAACCTGCTCGAACACAGGGTTGCCGGCGCTGTCCTTCACCGCCTCGACCTTGCCGTCGACCTCGGAGAACTTCGGCCGCCAGGTTTTGAACGCGGGATGTTCGATGGTGAACCAGCCACCCGGGTTGAAGCCCTCCGCGACCACATCCTCGCCGGTGCGCTTGCCCACGTCCTTTATGTTTTCTATCAGCGACCGGCCGGCGATCGCGTCCTCGAGCTGGGCGGTCGCCAGCGCGACGGTGCGGATGTCGCGCGCGACCACGGCCTGCTCGCCATATTTGACCTTCGCCGCCCGCTCAGTTTCCTCGACCTCCACATATTTGCGGTGCTTTATGCCGGGCGTGCGGGTCCGGAGGTCGTAGCCCATGGCGTCGAGCGGCATCACGCCTTCCCGCTCCAGCGCGCCCTTCTCGATATTGATGACCATGCGCGGCGCGTGCATCGCGATACCATCGCCCTCGACCATGCCAAGATCGCGCGCGCGCAGCCAGGCGATCTGTTGGCGGGTGTCGAGCTCGACCACCGCTGCCCGTTCCTCCGGGGTCAGCGTGGCCAAGCCCTGATGCTGGCGGGCACTCTCCGGCTCGCCCAGCCGAAGGGACAAGCTTTCCTCGTCCATGGCGTTCCACATGCGCGCGCGCTGCTCGGGCGTGAACCGCGTCTGGATATCAGTATCAATACGGGACCAGTCCCAGGCGTTACGCCGCATCGCGTTCATGTAGTCCTTGACGGTCGCCATGCTCTCGACCGAGCCACGCGCCATCGGGGCCAGTTTCATCTGGATGTCCCGGCCGACGTCGAACAGAGTCTCCGCGGCCTTCTGCGCGGCCGCTGTGAGGCTGCCGGCCGGTTGGGCTGGCTGGACATCCAGCGGCACGTCACCGGGCTCAGTGACCGCCGCAGACAGGCTGCCGGGCTTCCCGCCGGTCTCCTCCAGGACGGCCTCGATCTCCGGCTCCAGCTTGACCACTTCCCGCGGCGCGGTGATCTCGTGCTTCAGGAAGGCATCGGTCGCCGCGTCGTGCACGGCCTCGGCGGGGTGGACGCCTTCTTCCTGCCACATGCGGCGCAGGTTGGCCTCCGCGTGCGGGCTCTCAAGCACCTTGCCGGCGGCGGCAAAGTCGGCCTCCGCCGGGATGGTGCCGACGGTGCGGTCCATGACGGACGCCGCCTCGACGCTCGGCCGCGAGAACCGGCCCATGCCGCCCTCGATCATGGCCCAATTGCCGAAGTTGATCACCTCGCGCTTGGCGCGCGCGGCCTCGCCGGACGTGCCGCCGAACTCGGTGACGACCTGCTCCATCGCCCCGCCGGCGCCGTGGATGCCCCCAGAGATCGCGCGGGTGATGCCCTGCCAGAGCTGGGCGGCCGGCAGCAGGATGGCCTCGTTCGCCATCTGGAGCGGCCCCGGGCGGCCCGTGGCCGGGTCATGGAAGACGCCCTTGTCGATCAGATAGTTCAGCGTGTCGTCCTCAAAGCCGGTCGGCGTGCCGGGCCCGGCGCCCTCCTCGGCGCCCTTGCCGGCGGCCTGCAGCACCCGGCCGAGCGCCTCGCCCGCGCGCACGCGCGCCATGAACGCCTCGGGCAGCGCCTCCCCGACGTCCGGCGCCGGCCGCTCCGCGCGCGGCACCGGCTCCCAGCCATCATCGGCGGCCGGCTGCGCGACCTTCTCCCAGCCATCGTCGGTCACTTGCCGACCTCCTTGCCCGACGCGTCGTAGATCTTGCCCGTGACATTGTCCCGCCACAGGTTTTTCGAGCGGTTGTAGGACACGTCCGCGATTCCGCGGAGCTCGAATGGCACCTCGGGCCGCGTCGCGGTAGCGGCCTGCGTGCCCTCCGCGCGCAGGGACAGGTCCATCTGCATGGACTGCTGCCATTTCTGCAGCCGCTGCGGGCGGCCGAGGAAGTATTCGGACGATGGGTCGTATGCGAGATGCGGGTCGAGCCCCTTGCTGCGCAGCATCGATTCCATCCGGCGAGCATCGGCCTCGGCGTTGTAGAGCTTCGGCGATCCCATGGCCGGGTCGTAGCCGGTACCGGCTATGGTACCGGCGTACTGCTTGAAGAACAGCGACCGGTCGCGCTCCAGCGCGGCCCCCTCCGGCGTTTTGCGCGCGACAACCTCCTGCCGGAACTGGTTGAAATCTTGCTCCGTCATACTGCCGGCCTGGCCCGGATCCTTAAGGCGCGCGTCCCAGGCCTTTTGCATCACGGTGTCAGGATCGGCGTCCGGCGCGCGCAGATCCCGCAACAGGCCGACGAACGTCTGCTGGGAAAGCCGGCTGTTGGTCTCGGGCTTGAGCGTGCGGTCGACGTAGTTGAGCAGGTTGTTCTTGTCCTGCTTGGTCAGGTCCGTATCGTTGAGGATCTTGACCGCCGTCGGGTCGCTGGCGATCCGGGGGTCGCGCGAGCGCACGTCAATCAGGTATTGGTTGGTGAGTTCGGTGGACTTGTCCTGCGCGGCCTCTTTGGCGCGCCGCCGCTCGACCTGGTCGTCATAGTTGCGGGCGCGGATCTGCTGCCGCGCATTGCCGGCCAGCGCCTTCGCCTCGCTGCCGTCGATCAGGTTGGGGTATTTCTTGATCCACTCCTCGGCCGTGCGCTCCGGGTCACCCGACTTTTGGATGGCGCCGATCGCGCCGGCGTGCACGATCGCGCGCTTGGTCGCCGTCGATACCTCTGAGGTCACCCGCGCGGCATCGGTCGCGCTCATGGTCGGGCTTGAACCCACGACGCCAGAGATCGAATGATCCACACCGTCGAGCAGCGTCGGCACCGACGACGGGTCGGTGATCGCCGTGTTCGTCATGGCCGTCGTGGAATCGGCGATATTCTTCCGCACCGCGATGCCGGCCAGCGTGGACATGTCCGCGGCCGTTTTTTGGAACATGTGCGTGCGGAGATGCTCGACCTTCTGCTCCGCAAAGCGCATGCTGTTTTCAGTGTTGAACCCGCCCGAGAAATTCTCCAGAGCCGGCTCGACCACCTCCTCGCGGAACTTCTGCGCGACCGTCGGATCGTTCGGGTCGGCCTCCTTGGCGCGCTTGTTCCACTCCTGCGTGAGGTTATCCTGGAGCTCAGCAAACTTGGCGGCGCCGGCGCTGATCTCGCGGTGGTCCTCGAACTTGACCGCGACGTCGCCGACCGTGCGGATGGCCGACCCGATCCGCTGCCCGAGGTCGCCGGTGGCATCCGCAGCCTCCCGATACGACGATCCAATGCGACGCGCGGCCGCTGCCGTGGCGTTGATGCCGGTCTCGCTCGGGTTGATACCGAGGCCCTGCGGCGCGCTGTTCTCGCGAATGTTCGGCACGGAGCCTCCTCAGATGAAAAGCGTCGCGATTTGCGCGGCGGCAGTCACGCCTTTGATAGCGCCGGTAATGGTGGCCCCCGTGGCAGCACTATCCTCCGCATCGGCGGCCATGCGCGCGGCCTTGGACATGTTGCGATAGGATGCGGCCTGCTGCTCGTAACCCGCCTCGGTGATGAGGCCCTGCTGCTCACCGACCGCCTTGGTCAGCGCGCCCTGCTGCGCGCTCTCGCGCATGAGATCGATTGCCGACCCTGACGCGGCAAAGCCGGCGCCGGCGACGTCTGCCGCCTGCCCGCCGATCACCTTGTAGTTCTCCCGGTCGAGCTGCGCCTGCTTGATCGCGGTCGACGTCTTTGTGAATTGAACGTTCTGGTCGGAGTAGCGCGCGGCGAGGTCATAGTTCTCGGCTTCGACCCTATTGCCTTCGGCCTTGATCCGGTGTCCTTCTGCCGCAAACAAGTCGCCGACAGCACCGCTGATGTTGTTGAAGGTCCCCTGCCCGAACTGAAAGGCGCTGGCGAAGTCGTCCATGCCTGCCATCTACATGTCCTCCGTCCGGAGGTTCTGCGCGGCGGCCGTGATCGTGCACGGGAACGGCCGCGACACGCGCCAGCAAAGCGAGTCCTCGTAGCTGAAATCCGACTTTACCTGGTCGTAGAAGATGCCGCTGAATGTCGACAGCGCCGCAAGGTCGGTCGCGCTTGTGCCCGACATCTTGAACTGGCAGGGGTAAAGATCGGCGAATGTGCCGCCGATCGACAGGCCCTTCGCATTGACGAGCTTCATCGCGGCACGGTGGGTGCGGCTGGGAGCGCCCATGGCGGGCCCGTTGCGAGCGCCAGTATCCGCTTGCCCGACCAGACGCACGAGCTGTCCGTCGCTGTTGTAGGTGAAGCCGATGACGATGTCCGTCAGCGCCAGCGCGCTCGCGAATGTGGAGGTGAACAGCCCGCGGCCAGGCCCCGCGCTGATGCCGTCGGCCAGCGGCACGGTCACCGAGCCATTACTGACGATGTAGTCTGAGCCCCAATGCGTGCCGTCATCCGTCGTCGGATCGTGGTTAAGGTTGCTGCCAACGAGCGAGACATAGAACAACCTGTCGCTGCCCTTGACGTATTCGCCGGAGCCGTAAGTCTTCGTGGACGACCACGCCACGGCATCGCCGAGATCGCCAAGGTCGAGCCCGCCGGCGAAGACCTGCACTGTCTTTCCGTTGAGGTGCCACAGGCCATTGAGTATGACGCTGCTTGCGCCGACCGTGATAGACGTTGGGTTCACGGCATCATCGAGGAACCACGACGACGCTAGGGTCGCTGTTTCGTCGGGCATGTCTGTCAGCAATTCGACGTGCCTGACATTCGTGGTCAGGTCATTCGTCACCATCGTCAGGGTGTCGAGATCGCCGTTAACCGACGGGCCGGAGCACATGCTTTCGACGACGCGGTCCGATCCGAGTTCGTGGCGGTGCCAAGCGTAGAAAGTCGGCCCCTGCCCCGAGGCAAGGCTGTCTCGCTTGTAGGTGACCCCAAACATGCTGCCGCTTTCGTCCCGCCCCCACAGAACCGGCGTCACAGCCTCGGTATAGGCGAGTTCGGCAGCCCCAGCGCTGACGATGTGCTGAGCCTTGTCGGCCAGGTTTGGCGCCGAATACTTGCCGGAATAGACGTCGGCGAAATACTCCATTAGCTTCCGCGCATAGCGCTTGATGAAGATCAACGTGTGCTCGGTGCGGCGCGGCTCGATATTGGCGCATCCGATCTTGGTGACGCGGCGCGCGGATACGTTCGTCGGCGACAGCGCGCCTGAGGTCGGCGCCTGGACCAGCCATTCACCGGCCTGTGTGCCCATGACGATGCCCTGCAACTCGGGGCTCATCCAGAAAATCGGGTTCACGCTATCCGAGTTGAACGTGTATGAGATCGCATTCGATGCGGCCACAACACCATACACGTCGGTCGGCGCGAAATTGATCGTGTTGCCGCTGATGCCGTTGGAAACGCAAGCGTCCCAGCGGTTCGGAATCGCGCCACCGAGGACGAGGCGCCCGCCGTCGTAACAGCCGCACGTCGGCCATCCGGTGGTGTCGCTGTATGCGCCGAGCCGCCATGTGGTAATCGGTTGCGAATAGAGCAGCGCGGGTCCGAGAATTTCAGCGGTGCAGCCCGCGCTCGACGAGGTTGTCGGGCTATAGAACGTCACCTGCGAAAGGTTCAGAGAGAATTCGTATTGCGTGGCATATGCCGAAGATGACGTCGTGGTCGAGACGAACATCTCGACCCACACATAATTCCACGCCGTCACCTGATCATTGGAGACGACCGTCGTCGTAGGAGAGATACCGGCAAATGTCGCGGAGCCGAGCAGCGTCCCGTCGGCTGAGCCGACGGGAAGCGAGTTCTTGGCCCGAAGATTGATCGTAAAACTCACAGTTTGTGGGGAAAGACCGCCGCCATATGCCACACTCCCGTAGCCCATACCGGCATCGGACGACGGATAGACGGTGACCTGAGATATCTTTTGCGCGCTGGCTCCGGAGTAGTTCTTGCCGACATACCTCGTCAGCAATAGCGTCGTCGATGGAGGGATGAAGACGCCAGACGCGCCGTCGACGAACCTGGCACAGAGGCCGACTGACTTGGAGAAATTGCCGTCAAACGCAGCAGCTAGACCGCCGCCGCTCGTCAGGTTTCCGATCGATGTCGAGCCTGCCAGCGCGCGGTCGATCACGTTCGAAAGCCCGGTGATCTTGCCCCACGTCCACAGCGCTGCGGCGTTGGTGGTGATCAGCGTCCAATGAGTAAGGTCAGATCCGGGGGGGTTATTTGTCGTGCTGGCTGCTGCCTGCCAATAGGTTGCCGCCCCCGGTTTCCCGGTTGGATTATAGGAAACGATCTGGCCGGACGAGTAAGACGAGGCGGCGGTCCACGCCACCGGCTCTGAATAGAACCGAATAAGGCGGCCGACATCCGTTCCGAGAAAGCCGCGCCCATCATTGATCGCAGCGCCAGCGCTTGTTGGCGCCCATGCACTCGGGCTGCTGACCGGCGTGTTGCCAATATTCTGGTCGATCAGAGATTTGTAGTTGACGCCGGACGCCGAGACAAAGGAATCCTTGGCGTAGGCCTGCGTCGATACGTAGGCAGGAAAGCCAAGCGTCAGCGTCACGTTGCCAGTCAGTGCGCTCGGCGTCACCTGCGCGCCGTTTGTCGGCGGATCGAGGTATGGACCATCCTGGAGGACCGCAGGCGCAATCGAAAACTGCGGGCTGACATCATCGGACGGAAGCGTCGACACCGATAGGATCTGGGGCGCCAGTCTTGGCGTGAGCAGGACGTCCGTCGTCTCGGCCTGAACCGCTCGCAAATCTTGCCACGACTGCCCGACATACACCGTCGTGAGCTCGTGCACGCGGCGCACCGTGGTTCCTCCGGGGAGCGCGCCGAGTGTGGAACCATCTATGTTTGCGCCGGTCAACGCATCCTGCAGGGAGAAGTGCGTCGTGTCCGAGACCGTGATCGTGAACTGGCGGTTTTCAAGCAGCGGCGTCGAGGCGCCCGGAAACACGACGGTATTGCCAGTCGCCCACGTCACCGCGGAGGAGACCTGCACAACGGCGGGATTTGCGGACGAGATCGCAACGATCGTTGCGTCGTCGTTCGTTCCGATCAGCGTTGCGCCGCTCCGAAAGCGCAAATAGCCGTCGGTGTATTCCTTGGTGATCGGCGCGTCCTGCTCGAAGTCGAACTTCATGACACGGCCCGCTGCGCCGCCGCGGGTATGGCCTGCGTACTTCGTCCCGGGCCTGCGCGTCCATGCGCCGCCTTCGAGAGGGAACGCATTCAGGCAGACCCGCAGCGAGGTGCGATAGTCTGGCCGGTCGTAGCGCCCTTGCGAGTACTGGCTGATCTCACCGCCGAGAAAGGACGTGAAAAGCTGCGTTGCGGCAGGCATCAGAGCCTCACGGAAACGTAGACATCGTCCGGCGGATCGTCATAGCCAGCCTCGATCGAGTTGGCGACCTTTGCACGATCCATGAAGCGCTTGTAGAGCGACGCAATCGTCTGCAATCTCGCGTCGGATTGCGTGATGGGCTGCGCTATCTCAAGGCCGATCCGTGCCGCGAGACCCTCGCAGAACAGCGCGTCCATCTTGGTGACGTCGGTCACATCGGCCACGAAACGCAGCCGGATCGGCCCATCGTCAGCCGAAACGATGTAGCCGTTCTCGATCTGCCAATCGTTGTAGGTGTTGCCGGTCGGCGCGCCGAGCATTGGCACAGCAACCTTTGGGTTCTGCGGCGCGATGCGCAGATAGCCCGCCGGCAGCTTGAAGATGTTCTGGCTGTTCGACTGAGAGGACGGGCCCGAACCGAGCGGGTAGACGATGTTCGGTACGGTCAGGCCTACACCGGTCGGGAAGTCGACGCCGCCGATCTCGAGCCACTTCACCGAGCCGGTGCCACCGGTGAAGGTCGTGGTCCACGCCAGCGGATGCGTGTCTGGCTGCTGGTTCAGGTTTAGGTCGAAGAGGCTCATATACGGGACGACACCGGAGGCATACGCCACTTGCGGCGGCGCAAAATTTGCCGTCCAGCGCGCGATGCTGACGCTCAGGCGGAATTCATCGATCCAACCGTTCCAATAGTTGGCGACTTCCTCACCCAGCCTGCCAACGGACAGCGCATTTGCACTATCGTTTACCGAACCGGTAATTGTCTGGTCCCCGCCTTCCTGGACACCATCGACGAATAGCTTGAGAGTGTTTCCCGTTCTCACCAGCGCGACGTGATGCCATCCTGGATTGATGATGGTCGTGAACTGCGTCGTACCGCTACAGACGGTCCCGACGGCGCCCACGAATGCCTGGGCCTGAATGATATTTGCGGCTGTCCGGGAAATCATGAAGCTGCGGGTCGTCGCCGTTAGCGAAGCGTCGCATTGTCCGGCCAGCCTCATCGTTGTCCCATCGCCACCCCCGACTCGGAACCACAGATCAACAGTCCAGTCCCCTGCGCCAAGTGTAAAATCGGGGCTATCCAGCGCCGTGACATAGCTTCCGGCGCCGTCGAACAGTCCAGAGGCGCCACCAAATTTGCTCTGCGCGGTGTCGATTTGCGCATTGCCATTCGCCGTCCAGGCATGCGCGGAACCTCCCGCGTTGTTGTCGGTGATCGTGGTCGATGCGTCGGCGCCATCGAAATGCAGCAGCACCTTCGCAAAGCTGTCGTTCCCCCCAGTGAAGGTCACGACCTGGTCCTGCGCGTAGGTGACCGTCGCATTCCAAGCGGTCGCGGTCGCGGGAACGTCCGAATTGGCGTCCTGCATCGAGAGGTAAACGCGATAGGTGCCGTCACCGGCATAGGTGTAGACAAGCTCGCCGGCGCCATAGGTCGCCGTGCTATCGTAGCTCGACACCGTCAACGGACCGAAATACGGCTCCCAGACATTGGTCAGAAGCGGGTCGTTCCCGATGTTGCCGGGTACTCTCGATATCCAGAGATTGCCGACCTGGTCGGAGGCGATCGACCCGCGATAGTAGGTCGTTGTCTGCGACCACATAGCCGGGTTCAGCATCATCGTCGCGGTGTCGACCGCCCGCAGCGTGGCGCGGCGGGTGGCGAAGGTCCAGACGTTCTCCTGGAGCTCCGCGACGCGGACCTTGTCGTAAACGAAGGACACCTCGGACGCTCGCTTGGAATCCTCGCTGAAGCCGTCCGATCCCATGCGATCGGCGCCGCAGTGCTGTAGCGCGCGGTTGCCGATGTCTACTTTGCTGGTAAATGCCGCCATGGCGCGGACAATGCGGATGGGGTTCCTGCCCAACAACGCACAGCAAAAAGCCGGCTGAACTTTCGATCAGCCGGCAGTCTTGGGTCGCGCCTCGGAGGATTACGGCTTCATCGACGTCGCTGCCTGCTCGATAGCTGCCATGGTGGCAGAGCGAAGCAACGATAGCGACGTGAACTTGGAGGTATCGAAGGACAAAGTCAGGTCACCGGCCGCCGCAGCGCCAAGTCCCCTGCTATGCTTGTCGTTCGAACGATCGATCCGGGAAGCAGCGCCCGGATCGAGAGTGATGTTGATGAAGCGATCCTGCGCCATGGATCACCCGTCCTGCAGGAACGTGAAGCCGGCGGCGGTCGTGTGCTGCTGGTTCGAGAAGAACCGCTCGGCCGCCTCCAGGAACTTGATCACGTCGAGGCGGCGGACCGCGCCGTCAGTGACCCGAAGCTCCATCGACAAGCCGGACGTCGTTGACGTTCCGGTCGTGAAGTCGGAATACTTCGTGCCTTCGATGCCGCGGCTGAAGCCTACAAAGTGATCGGCCATGCGTCACCTCAATCCGTGTAGTTGACGGTCATGCCCATCTTGCCGGTGCCGGTGGTGATCGCCGTCGTGATAGTGCCCACGATGTCGAAGTAACCGCCGGGGTCGGCAGAGAGGCCCGCAGCCTGCCAGAGCGGCTGGTTGCGCTTGTCGGGGGTGTAGGTGCCGCTCTCGTTGGTGACGTCAGTCGGGCCAGACGCCGAGGTCAGCGCTACCGCGGAAGCGAACAGCGCCTGGCTGATCGCATTCGCGGCGAGCAGCGCGGTCGGCTTGCCGCCCTCGCCGTCGGTCGCGTAGTAGACGCCGATGTCAATGGCGCCGGCAGCCTGGGCTTCGGAGTCGAAAAGGACCTGCTTGACCTTGGCGTTCGAGGGAACGCGGCAGAACTGATAGGTCGCGTTGACCGAGGACGATGCGACACCGACGACGTTGCCGGACGAGACCGACTTGAGCGGCGCGGGGCCGCCTTCGCCGGCGGTCTGCTGGACGACCGGCGTAGTGTCGAGGTTGGTGATCGGGGTGGACTTGACGTGATCGACAGCCATTTCGGTCTCTCCTTACGGCGTGACGTCGGCTGCGGCCGAGGTGTCGGCGCAGTCGCATTCGAGGAGACGGCCGGGCTCCAGTCGGGTCGCGCCGGACGACATCATGGTGTAGATCTGCCAGGGCAGACCAGAGAGGTCCTTGCGGCGGTCGACGTCGTTCTCGGTGTCCTTCCAGATGCCGAGATAGAGGCCTGACTTCGCGAAGGGGATGTTCTGCCGGACGTTGGACGAGGACGGCAGGCGCTCGCTGTAGACGATGTCCCAACCCAGCAGCCGGGTGACCTTGCCGTCGGTGAGGACGGGCCGGTCGGAGAAGTCGGTCGAGACGACCTGCACCTGGTTGAGCAGATCGCTTTCGCCCTGGGAGTTGGTGACCCAGGTCAGTGTCTCCTCCTCCATGTCGACCTGCGCCTTGCGCATGATGCGCTTGGCTTCGATCATCTTGGCGACGGTCAAGCCGGATGCGGCGGACGAGCCGAAGGTCGAGGACACGGTCCACGAGCTCGAGATCGAGGCCCAGGTCTCGGCCGAGAAGCTTGCGCCATCGGTGCCGAGCTGCGAGGTGCCGAACGCGGCGGCGATCAGCCGGTCGTCCCATTCACGGGCGACGGCGGCGGCGGCCGCGGCGACTTCCTGCGACTGCGGATCGATCGCGGTCTTGAGCTTGTCGAAGGTGTCGATGAGCTGGTTGCAGTCACGATCGACGGGGAAGACCCAGCGCCGGGTGAAGCTGCCATCCTGACGGCCGATCGGAGCGAAGCGGCCCTGCGGGGGCTTCATCTGCACGGCGCCGAAATACTGGATGGGCGAGGCCTGCTTGCCGACGTGATAGCCTTCCATCACGCGGCCGCGCAGTTTGGAGCGCTTCTGCTGGAGCTTCAGCGCCAGCATGGTCGAGAATTCAGTCGTAAACAGTTGCGGCAGATTTTCGGACATGGCTATCCCGCCTTGAGAGGTTGAATGGTCGGCGACCTTGCCCATGCGGAATGCACTGGGGGCCATCAAGCTTTCAGCCTTGTCCTTGCGGGGGCCGGCACTTCTGCCCACTCGGCCTTGCCCTTGCGGGGACCGGGTACTCGGGCTTAACGGCCGCGAACCTGCCGCGACCGTTCCATACCAACAACGCACAACGCCCGATCAGTCCTTGAAGCGGTCCGGATCGATACGAACGCCAAGCTGTTCGCGCGCTGCCTTGAGACGCCGCAGCGCCGCGTCATTGTTCATGTCGGCCGTCTGCAAACCGCCCTTGGTCGGGTGCGCACAGTACGGCTTGCCGCTGATCACGCAGCCCTTGGCGTTGCAGCCGTCGGCGCACCCGGTCTTGGTCAGTCCGGGAAATTGCGCGCCTGCGGCCTTCGGCTCCTTGCGGGCCGATGCAGTGCGCTTTTTCGCGGCCTTTTTCTTCGGCTTCATGGGCTTAGAGGCCGGCGCGTCGAAGGTCACCTCATCGGTCTCGCTCATGCGACCACTCCCGTGATCATCTGGTTAAGCCGCGACATCTCTCGCTTCTCCGCGGCCCCGCCGTTGTTGTAGCGATCGACCCATGCCGCATCTGCCATCAGTTCGGCCTTGCGTGCCTTGGCACCTTCCAGCGTCGTGACATCGCCCTGCGGACCGCCGGCGCCGCGCTCGACGAAGGTGTCCTCGCGGGTGTTGGCGCCGATCTTGCGCATCACCTCCATCACCTGGTCGTAGCCGATCGTGCCTTCCAGCGCCTTGACGCCATCCGGCGAGATGCCGAGCCGGCGCGCGCCTTCAATGGCCTGTAGGTGATTGTAGGCGAACTTGTCGCCCCAATTCTTGGCCAAGGCCTCCTTCTGCTCGGCGAGCTTCGTCGTCAACAGCGTGTTGTCGGTGGTGACCTTGGACTCGATCGCCTTGGCAACCTGCGCCGCGATGATGTTGGCCGCATCCTTCGGCACACCGCGCTCGTGCATCGCCGCGCGCATGGCGTCGGAGATTGCCGCGTCCTTGATCGGCGACAGGTCGTAGTCCTTGGCCTCCTTCGGCGCGCCGAGGCGCTCGTAGAAGGAGCGCAGATCCTCCGGCTTGGCGTCCGCCGCTGGCAGCTTTACCAGGCGGTCCGGCGGCACGCCGAAGTGCCGCTCGAGCTCGCGCGCCTGCTTCACCGCGGCGGCGAAGGCTTCCTTCGGGTCGTCCAGTTTCCAGCCCTTGTTCTGGGCATGGCCGATGAACTCGGCATCGACGCCGGTGTGCCAGGCAGCAGGCGGCGGCGCAGGAGGTGGGGACGGCGGCGGGGGCGCGGGCGGCGGCTCCTCGAAGTGGAAACGGGGCCGGCCAGTCTGGAAATTGAAGGCGTTGAGGTGGCTATAGAGGTTCGGAGGGGTCGTCGTTGTCATGGCCGTGTGCTCCTTTGGCGGGCCTGGTAAAGCGCTGGACAAGCTCCTCGATGTGGAGATCGAGGTGGGCTCGAATGCGCAGGTAGACCTCCCGCCGTCCTTCCAGGACGTAGGTGAGGTCTCGATTGCCGGGGACCACGCAGGTCTCGTTTGCCCGGCAAAAGGTCGCGAGGTCGGCCAGCACCGCGGCGCCGGCGGCCTCCTTGAAAGCGAGCATGTAGGCGCGCTGGCGGTCGGCCAGGACTTCCTGAAGCTTGTCTGGGGTCATGCGGCCGCGCGCTCCTTCGCCGCATCCTCGATCGCGCGCGCGAAGTTGCGCAAGACCGCGCAGATCTCGTTCGGGTCGCGGGCCTCATCCGGTGATGCCCAGATGCCAAACGGATTGCGCCATGGATGCGCGGCGCAGGATTGCGTGCCATCGGCCCATGTGACCGTGCACATCAGCGCAGGATTTCCGCCATTTTCCTCGCGGGTGACGGTAAGCGCTTTGATTTTCATGCCGGCATCCCGGGCATTTGCGGCGGCGCGGCCTTCGCGCTCGCGGCCTGGGCCTTGACCATCGCGGCTTCAGCCGGCAGCGCCTGGATGCGCTGCTGCTGCGCGACCTGCTGTGCGCGGGCCTTGCGCTTCTGCGCGACCTGCTGCGTCGTTGCCATCCAGCTCTCGCGGACCTTGTTGATGCGGGCGATCTCCGGCGTCGCTGTGTCGAAATCGAAGGGGTCAAGCAGCGACTGGTCCTGCGTGATGGCGACGAGCTCGCGGACCTGCTCGACCGTGCGCAGGAAGCCGGCCACCTCGCCGGCGGACGCGGCCAGCGACAACGGCGAGGTGTCGGTGACCTCGTAGGCGCCCTTGGCCTCGCGGAGGCGCGGCGGCATCGGGTCGAGCATCCGCATCTCGGCCAGCAGGTCGAGCTCGCGCTCGACAAGCCCGCCAACGTATTCGGTGTGCTGCCGGCCGAGCGTCGGCGCCACCAGCATGCCCTTTTCGTTGACGAGTTCGATGACCTGTGTCGCGGTCATGTTCGGGTTCTCGGACAGGACCTTGAACAGCGAGACCAGGAACACGTCGTCGATGATGCTGCGCTCCTCGCCCATCATCTTCTCGGAAATGCCGATGTCACCGGTCGGCAGCGTGTGCACCAGCAGCTTGCCGTCGGACGTGACGCCGCCCTTGTTCTGCGCGCCGGGCCGCAGGTCCATGCCGACAATGCCGTCGTCAGCGATCAGCAGCACGGGATCGGCGGCGCGGTGGCCCTGCTTCAGGAATGTGATCTTCTGCGCGTTCAGCGTCTTCAGCGACGGCAGCACGAGCTGCGCGGGGCCGCGGCCCTCGACCTCGCCGGGGGTCTGGTCGTAGCGCGAGACCGCATAGGGGAACACGCGGTATCCGCTCTCCGGCGCCATCAGGCAGTTGCCCTCGACGCAGATGTAGTAGGACTCGAACGGCAGCGAGCGCTCGTCCAGCGCTTCAGGGTCGTACCCCTCGTCACGAGGATGCACGCAATGCAGGAAGTTGAACAGCGTGGTCTCGTCCTGACCGAGCGCAGCGGCGACCGCGGCCGGCAGCCAATCCTCGCCGAATTTCTGGGCGGCCTGATAGGCGGTCAGCTTGAACCACCGGATCATCCGGTCGACCTTGCCCTGGTGGTTCTCGCCGAAGAAGGTCTCTCCGAGCGGCACCGACTTGTAGCGCAGGCCGCGGCCGCCGCCGTGCCATCGGTTGTCGAACTTGTCGACATACATGGTCGCGTTGCCGAACGCGCCGAGCGATTGCCAGTTGTTGTAGTTCTGCGCCGCAAAATTGGCGTTGCTGTCGTAGCGCTGGCGGAACAGCAGCTTGGTCGTGTTCTCGAACCAGAGCCGGGTGGCCCGGTCCTTCATCACGTAGTCGTCGCCTTGCAGGCCGTGCCACAGCATGTTCCGCGGCGTGACCAGCGAATCCGCGATCGCGCAGAAGCGATGCAGCGCGAGCGCACCGGTGGCATCGACCTGCTGCTGCGTCTTCTTCTGGCCGGGAGCCATGTAGCTCTGATAGAAAAACGTGTTGCGCGAGGTCGGCAGGATGAGCTGCGCCACCTCCTCCCACTGGCCGGCGAACATCGACCGGCGGGTCTGATATTGCGAAAAGGTCCGCTTCGATTTGTTGACCTTCTCCATCTCGCGATCGCTGACGCGGCGCCCCCGCCCATCGACGGACGCGCCGGTCTGGATCGGGACGACGCTAGTGGAGGCGCTTGGCATCGGGGTCCTGCGGGTCAAACGACGGATCGAGCCGGCGGTCGGCGACCACCCAGCGCTGTACGCACTTGAACAACTCGATCCGGTCGGCGTCGGGAAGCTTCAGCCGGTCGGCGAGCTTCCGGAATTCGTCCCGCAGCTCCAATTCGCTGCCGTAGATGACCTTGTCCTTGACGAGGTCGTGGTTCTTCATGATCACGTCGGCGACCACGGCGCCGGACTTATCCACTTTTCCACAGCTCGCCAGGCACGGCAGCGATGGCTCGATGTAGCCCGGGAAGACCAGCGGCAGGAGCACGCGCAGCGTGTCCGTGCCGTAGCTGTGGTCAATCATCGACAGCAGCACCATGCCGGCCTTGCCTTCGGCGGCCAGAAGCGCCCGCGCCTGCCAGCTCCGGCGCAGGTCGAAGGCCAACGTCTGTTCGAACCGGCTCTCAAGCACCAGCGCCACCCGTCGGGCCGAAGATCGACGTCACCGCCAGCGAGCCGGCGGGTCCCATCGTCTGCTGTTGCTGCATCTGCTGCATGCGCTTCTTGCGCTCCTCGTCGGTCTCGTTCTTGACCTGCTGGGCGAGATCGCCGCCGAGGCCGAGCGCGCCGACGGCGCCGGCGTCATTCGTCGGAAGCGCCATCGACCTGCTTCTCCGCGTCCGTGACAGCCTTCTGGGCGGCTTCGTGGGCCTCATCGGCGGCCATCAGCGCCGCGTGCGCCTCGGCCAGCTTCTGTTCGCTTTCGATCAGCTTCTCCAGCCTGGCGTGCTGCTCGCGGACGGCGGGATGCGCCATCTGGTAGGGCGAGCCGGATCCGCGCTCGATGCGTCCATTGATGCGCACCGCCTTCTCGCCGAAATGCAGGTCCTCGAACGCGCGCAGGCGCTGCTCGCCGGTCATCGGTTCGGCTTCTGGGGCGGCGATCCGGTCCTCAGCGGCGGCGAGATCGGCAAGCGGCTGGTCGGTGGTGGGTTCGTCGGCCATGAATGGCTCTCCGGTCATCAGGGGCGTGATGCTGGAGCGGAAACTGGGCGAGGCATGCGCCCACAACAACGCACGACGCCTAGCCTCCGGTGAAAACGTCGAAGTCGAGCCCGGCGGCGACCGCCGGCGCCACCACGGCGGACGCGCCGCCACCCAGCGCCACGGCGCGCGCGCTGCGCTTCGTCATGATCGCGACCCGGAGCGCCGAGATCAGGTCGTCCTTCAGCTTCACGATCTGCCCGTCCTTGCGGTGGTAGAAGCGCCGCTCCTCGAGGAGGTCCGACAGGTGGCGGGCGTATTTCAGCCGGCCGGACTTCTCCCGCTCGTCCATCTCGAGAATGCCGGCCTCGGTCGACACCGAACCGTCCGGCCAGGTCGCATGCCCCGACAGCATCTTGAGCCCGTGCCGCTTGTAGTGGTCGGCCATCGGCTTGCCGTCGTCGCGCCGCACATTGCCGTCGTTCGGCCATGCCACCGGCACCTCGCCGGCGACCTTCTTGATCGCCTCGGCATGCTGGATCGGCAACGCGTCCGTCACCCGGTAGGTGTGGTGAACATGGATCACGTCGGCGTCGCGGTCCCACAGGATCAGCACGGCGCCGAATGGGTGGTCGATGCCGAAGTCGACCCCCCACAGCTTCACCCAATGCGTGGGGATAAACTCCAGCGGCGCCTCGGTGACCGAGTCCTCCAGCGCCATGAAGATGCGGCCGGAGCCCAGCGTCGGCACGCCGCGGGCCCGCGCCTCGCGCTCGTGCGGCAGAAAGGCGGCAATGATCGCGGCCCGCTGCTCGGCGGGGATGTGCAGCGCGTCATCGATCGTCATGGACGTCACGCTGCGATTGTCGTCCGGCTCGTCCAGGAACCGCAGCACCACCGCGGAGCGGCCCTTCAGCGGCGTGAACGTCACGAAGACCATGCCGCCGGTCGCGACCGTGCGGGTCAGCAGCTCGGCATAGACGTCCTCCGGCGGCTCCTCGTCCGCCCAGCCGATATCGATGCTCTCGCCCTGGAACTTGGTCCGGCCCTGCTCATACGACTTAAACCGCGCCACCGACACCCCGCCCGACGCATGCCGGACCTGGATCGTGTCGTAGGCATCGGTGATGCCGCGCGCCAGCGACGGCTTGTCGACGAACAGGTCCTTCGGGATCATGCCGGTGCCGAACGCGCTCTCAACGCCCGGCTCGCCGCAAAGCTTCTTCTGCTGCACGTCTCGGACCACCAGCGATGTCTCGCCGCAAACCCAGACCTTCACCGGACGGTCAAAGCGCCTACCCTGCCACCAGTCCGGGTACAGCCCCGTCAAATGGCAGGCGATCTCGAACGCGCCAGTGTGCGTCTTGCCGTTCTGGTTGCCCGCGATCAGCAGCCGCTCGCGCTTCGCAGCGCCCACAGCAAGAAATTCTTTCTGCTTCGGATAGGGCTGGAACTGGAAAAACTGCCGGTAGGTCTTCTGGTAGACCGCGGCCTCCAGCCCTTCGACAAGTTCCCGCAGTTGCTCAGGACTGCGGTTCATGCTCGATCACTTTCATCGGCTGCAACCCAAGCAGCGCCGCCGGATCAATCCCCAGGATCGCCGCCGCCTTCTCCAGCCGCTCCATCAGCGCCTTGCCGGAATTGTCCGTGACGTTCTGGTTCACGTTGATGTTCTGCGCGACCGTGAACCCGGCCAACCCCACCAGCGTCTGCGCCGCCTTCAACTGGTCCCGATGCCCCTCAAGCCGCGCGATCTTCTTGATCGTCGCTACTCCCAGCATCGCCGAGCCGCGGATCTCTTTGTCCGCACATTCCCGGATCGCCGCCAGAACCTTCTCGTCGTGGAATAGCCGGTGCGCCGATACCCGCAGCGCACCATGCGACCGATCCGAATAGCCGGCCGCCTTCGCGATCTGCCAGTCTTTCGCGAGAGGATACATCACCGCAGCGATCGCAAACCGCCGCTGCGCCGCGTTCAGCGCCTTCATCGCAGGCCCCAACGACCCCTCCTCGGGGTCTGGAACCGTCGCAACTCCTTCAGCCTCGCTCATGCTAACAAATTACGGCCGAGACCCGACCGAACAACGCACAAGCCCGAACGGCCAAAATTTTCAGGAAACGGCGCGAAAAAGTGGGGGGACCTCGAAATTCACATAGGGTGGTGGTTTTCCCCCTACCCCCACCCCACCCCGGTCTTTTTGCCTGGAAAGCCTGGCATATCGGCGCGTTCAGCCACTTCGCGCATGACCTGGGCGCATATCGAATGTGACGTGGTTCACATGCGAATACGTCACATCAATGATATCAATGACTTAGCAATCGCATAACGCGCATTATGGAACATATCGCGCGAGTGTGAGTGACGTCACACAGTTATGCCACTTGCGGGCGCAACGAGGTCCAT